TCAACCGTCCAGTTATAGTCAACCAATTTCTTTATTTCGGCGTTAATACCCTCCTCAATCACTTTTGCCGAGGCATCAAGCGAATTAAGAAAGATTTTTGACTGGTCTTTAGATAGTGAATAACTGCCAACACTTGTAGAACCAAGGTCGAGGAATTGAGCCAAAACCGACTTTAATATCTCCCTCGTGTGATGGTCGAGCATTGGCATTGGGTCACGCACACCACTATTTTTCAAGTCCATCATTTCTACTGCCCAGCCATCTTTTATCACCACATAAGCCCTTTCATGCCCTCTAAAATTCTTTCCCATTTCTTTAGCGGCATCATAATCTTCTGGTGTATATCCATCAGGCAAGGTGATAATAGGAATACCAACACCGAGCCTTTCCTGTGCCACCGCATCTATTTTGTAGTATTTATCTCGGAAAAACCAATGCTTGTATGCCTGTCTTAAAATCGAAGTTCCGAGGTAATTGTCGCCCTCTTTCCTGTGGACAAACAACATCAATTTTTCAAAAGAAATTTCAATATCCTCGTATGCGTTATCTTTTTGCACCCTTTGAGTGACGCTATCCAACTCCCCAACCTTGTCAGTATTCCACTTGGTTATAGTTTTTGGCAAACGAGGTGCCCACTTTCGCCATGCTATTTTCCCCTCATCAGTAATTTTATAAACCACTTCAAACAACATCGTCCCGAATGGGTGCATTAACAAAATCTGCCTTAGTGTGTCCTCCCAAGTATTTATCAGCCCATTAAACAGATTATCTTTCACAAACTCCGCAATTTCCATGTCCAAAGCACTCTCCGAAGCTGGCTCAACATCCCACTCTGCCGACCTAATCGGTAATTCACACATCAACAATGCCGCTTGAACTGTGGCATCTGACCATCGCATTTGGTCTACTGTTTCGTAAAGTTGAGTCCCTCTTAGCTTGGTGACATATTCACCCGTGTCAATCATCCCGAAAAAATTAGTTGTTCCCGAAGCACCGACCTCTGGTCGTCTACTTGTCTTGCCCTCTGTTTTTGTTTTAGCCATTAGAATTTTTGGTCCAATATTCCACTTGTAATAGTACGTTTCTTCTTAGAAGAATCGCCTTTTTCAAACAAAGAGCCTGTAGATAACTTATCTATCCCCAGCATAGCATAGTTGGTCGCCATTGTGTAATGGTCTGCTCCCAATTTCTTGTATTCCCATACCACCCGACCATCAGTTTTCTCAACTTTATCTTTCGCCCAGTTACACATGTGCCGAATATACTTATCTAATTCTGATGTTAATTTAGGTAAAACAACCAAATGATTTTTAAATCTATCCGCCATGCTGTCTAGTGTTTCTATTTTATGAGCAACAATCCGATACTCTCTCTTTTCGGTGTCCTTATGCCACTTGACAGTTTCTTTTTGATTAACATTATAATATACCAACCACACTTTTGCTGGATACATTAAAGCAAATTTGCGTGCTGAATGTTTATTCGGCAAAGCATCTATCATACAGAATACAACACCATACTTATCCATCAAGTTAGGCAGGGCATCAAAACTATCATACATTCCACAATGAACCAGCCTAATCTCATTCTCTTTGCTCTTTGAAAAAATAGTGACGTGTAAAATATCACCTTGATCAACCCCCATGACTGTATGCCTCGCCTTATCCTCCATGTCATATTTGTTTTGAATACACTCTAACAAAACATCTCTATTAAGAGGCTGGTTTTCACCACCATACGCCTCACCTAAACAAAAATTATAAAAGTCTTTAATTCCTGATAACTGTTGTGTCGGTCTAATCCTTGCCCTTTCTTCTTTTTGAAGTATCTCGGTTGCAGTTATCCATGGAGCCATCAACTGTGAGATATGATACCCCGATACACCCCAATCCTTATCACCAGTCGCTTTCCACCGCCCAGTTCTTCTCGCTTCATCTGTAATAGTAGCCCTACAATAAATACACGCATACCTCGCTTCTTTGGTATCACCCCGAATTGAATCAGGATATTTTAATGTCTGCAACCGCCTACAACTAGGACACTTTACAAACCATTCTTTTTTATCACTTCTATTAAAAAGATAATCAATACCAAACTCTGGGATAGTCGGCGTGCTAAATGCTAAAAACAACTTATATTTCGAATGTGATAACCGTTCCTGATAAATCTCAATAATATCTGGCTTAGAAAAGTCAACCTCATCATGAATATTAAAATCACTATCAACCGATATTGCCTGTCTCTCACTCCATGCACCTCTAAAATAAACAAACGATTGTCCTATCTGTTTTAATTCAATCCCTCCTGTTACTACTTTGCTCAAATGCTCTGACGACTGCACCATAGGGGTTATTCTAGCCTTTGAAAAGTCCGCTACATCAGAAGCAGTAGGAAAAGTGTAGATTATTGAAACCCTGTGATTATCCGCAAACCATAAAGCCTTATTCATTCCATAGGTAGTTACCCCAATTTGAGCACCCTTTTTCATCACAATTTTCTGTGACTCATCCTCATACAACTTAATCAAATACTGGTGGTCATACCAATCAAACTTTTCACCCTTTGGCGTTCTTACGTTGTCTGTTACCCATGCCAAGAGTTTTGTTCTTTTTACTTCCTTTAGTATTCGGTTTTCTGATATCTTTTCTAAATTTTTCATAAACTTCTTTAACTGCTTTTTTTAACTCTTTAGAAGTATTCTTATCCTCAATCTCAACCTTACCCCCATGTTCAATAACCTGACTGTCTCTCCATTGGGAAGGACGTAAATTTTTAAGGGCAAAAATAATAGTTCTCGGATCTCCTTTTTTTACACTACTTCTCAAAGATGCTTCTGCCTCATCAGCCAACGTCTCTTTTCCCTCCTCTACTGCATCTTTACAATCATTGTTAAACTTTTTATCTTTCTCTCTCCATAAATATATGGCAGACCGACTTTTTCCTAGTTTCTTGCAAGTAAACAAAATATTACCTCCACCCTCATCTTTGAGATAATCAAGAAACTTTTTTTTACTTTTTTGGCTTTGATGTCTGTCCATAATGTCCATTTGTTTTAAATTTACTTAGTTTAACAATTCTTAAATGCGGATGTATTTTTGCATGACAATTAAGACAAACCGTCAATCCGTTTCCTATATCTAAGACTTCTTCTTTTACACATTTAGAAAATGGTTTAACGTGATGAGCTTGTAATTTCCCTCCCTTACTACAAATCCTACACTTATAACTATCTCTCTCGAAGACTGCCCTACGCCATTGTTTATATTCGTTACTATTTCTCAACCACACTTTATAAATTTTAGATTTTTCGTCAAAGGTGTTTATATTAAATTTTATCTCTATCCCCTGTCCCCCCTTAATCAAACCTAATTTGTTATCTAACACCGTCTCAAAAAGACTCAACGCTTTTTCTTTTAATTGTTTTTTTGTTTTAACTGATTTTATTGGCGTTGTTTTTCGATTATTTTTAGCCATTATCTCTCCTCATTCGCCTTAATTTACTTTTTAACCGCTTTTTCCGTCTTTTTGATAAGTTTCTTTTTTTCTTACTACTCTTTGCCATTTTCTCCTTATTTTAACACCTAGTCCCCTCTTTTGTGTCCCTATCCCTTATCTTTATTTTTGAACCTAAATACCAGTCCCCTCTTAAACCACTCCCCTCTTAATTACCTCATGTTCTCCTTAACAGACCATATTGCCAACATCTGGCTTTCATTCTTGTCTCCTTGCAAATTCTTCTAATCGACCGAGGTCGCTACCTCGGGCTACTACTTCATCGTCCTCTACCAAGTCCCAATCTTTGTCAAAACCAAATGTCCTAACAGCAACATGGAAACTATGTTTGTTTTTCTTACCAATACGAGAACGGGCTTCCGCCAAGTCACGGTGTCGGCGTTCTATTGCTATTTCTTTCATAAGTATTTGATTCAGTATAGCAAGCCATGAAAGGCACCATCTGGCGGATGAAACGATGAAGGCGTCACCGCCAGTCAGTAGCCTCATTTGAGGCGACCAATCTGCTCGCTGATCGCCTCGAAAAAAACTAATACTGGTATTCGCAAACAAGATAATCTGAAAACTGCTGTGGCTTGCAAGTGTA